GGAGTAGATATTAAAATGATATTCTCTAAGTATTGTAAACGAGATGTAGATGGACATTGTGATTGTGCTGAATGTTGGATAAAAGACGGTAAAGGTGGTCTTTGTCGTAAATGTGAACAAAAACTTCCTGAATGGGATACTAAATGGGATTATTGTGCTGATTGTGAATCGAGATATTTTGATTGACATTAAGTAAAAAATATCATCTAAGAAAATCCCAAGTTGCTATAATCTCATTGCAGTAAATACACTTTAGAATAGATCTTGTTTTAGAGATTTCGGTTATTCTTAAAATTTTTCCGCAATTTATACAAGGGGGCTTTGTTATCATTAACAAGGAAAAGGCAAGATGAACGTTATATTTATCATAACTGCGGAAAAATTGATTACTGATAAATTTATTTTTACTATAAGGATTTGAGAATTGAAGAATTAGATAATCAGGGGAAAATACCGTGGATTACGTGCCATTGGTGCGGTGGAAAGTATCTCCCGCGCGGAAACAGCAAACATATCAAAATATGCGCAAAACGTAAAAAGCTCGAAGCAGAGAAGAAGGCGAGGCAATAACATTATGGATGGACGCCCTTATGCCCAAATTTTGAGTTTGTCTGTCCATGATGGTATCTGCCCTGAGTGCGGAGGTTTGGATGGCGACCACGATAAGGATTGCAGTTTAGAAGATGAATAAACAAGAATTATTACGCTTTCAGAAATTCATAGAATTGGATCTTTTATCAGGTTGCTGGTTATGGAAAGGATTTCTTACACAGGGATATGGTAGAATGAAAATTAATGGTAAGTCTCTTTTAGTTCATAGATTAGCTTTTCTTCATTGGAACGATCAAATCCCAAGAGAATTACAATTAGATCATCTATGCCGAAATCGTTCTTGTGTAAATCCTGAACATTTAGAAATTGTGACAAATCAAGAAAATTGTAGGCGCGGAGAGAAATATACAAAACAATTCTGTAAAAATGGACATCCACGAATTTCTAAAAATCTATATGTTAAGCCATCAGGTAATCGAGATTGTAGAATTTGTACAAACCTAAGAACGACAAAATGGAGAAAAAATAATCCTGAAAAGCGTCTAGAGAGCCAACGAAAATATCGTATAAAGAAAAAGTTGTGACTACGAAGATGAAAATAATTAAAAGCGATTTGTTTCTTCTTTAGATATGCCCCGAAACGCTGATTGGAATGATCCTAGCCACGTCGGAAAATCGCTAGTTAGCATTTATGACGTTATGGCATCAAAGTTTTTCGCTGACTCAAAACACGCTACTGATGAAGAATGGGAGAAATTATACAAATTAGTAAGCACCGCAGGCTATGTAGCCCAGATGTACGCATCGTTGCTAAAAACACATGAATTCGAGAAACGTCTAAAGAGAATTGAAAAAACTCTAAAGAGTACAACTCCAGAAGAAATAGCAATGAGATACAATCCAGTTCTAAAAGCAGAAAGTGATAATGCACTCCGTTGATTGGCGGATGTCGCAAATTGAGCAAAAAGTTAATCTAGCGCTAGCTGCACAATTACCAGTTGATATTCCAGATAACGTTTTAGATTTTATCACAGAGTTTCGCCCCAAGATTGGCAGAATACCTCTAACATTTGATCACTATCCATTTTGGATTGAACCGTTGATGGACGAATGCCCTGACATCATGTTTATCAATGGACGCCAGACTTTCAAAACAACTAACAGCAGTTCCTTAATTGCTTGGATAGCTTTATTCAAACCTGGGTGCGAAGTTACTTGGGTCGCTGACGATGAAAATCACCGTGGCGCATTTTCTGAAAAGAGATTGAGAGAAGAAACGTTTCTAGCCAATCCCAGACTTGAGCAATTCTTACCACACGGTCAGGCAAACGTAGGTAGAATAAGATTGCTTAATGGAAGCACAATTTACTTGGTCACTGATGAAAACAAATATCACGCAGTAGAGGGACACTCTAACGAGGTATTAGTTCTTGATGAAGCTCAATCGCAAGATATTGGTTTTTTGCCTGTTGCAATGTATTCGCTTTCTAAGACTCACGGTAGACTCTATATTTTTGGCATTGGAGGCGAAGCTGGATCTGACTACGAAAAACGATGGCGTAGGACGGATCAGCGGGAGTGGATATACGACGACAAAAACTGGCGGGATAAGATGGCGTTCGACGCATTCGGAAATATAACCAATGCTCCAGAAGAAATGGCGAAAATTCTTGCAGGTAGATGGGTCAAGCAAAATCCTAATGCCAGTGGGACCCAACACGGTTATCATTTTCCTCAAGAAATTTTTGCCCACATTCCACTTACAATCGATGATGCAATTCACAAATATCGTGTTCAGCCAGAACTTGCAATCGAATACCAGGAAAAACATTATCCTCATTCAATGGTCTTATCCCACTGCTACGGAGATTTCTACAAAGCCGAACGACGACCCGTTACACCCGACATGGTCGAGGCGTGCTATGTCAATGATCTTAAATTGCTTAAAGCTTATGAAGTCAGAGAACTCAAAGAAATCTATCAAGACGAGATTCTTGTTACTGGTGGAGTAGATTTTGGTTCGGGTCCATCTGCGTCACAAACTGTTGGTTCTGTTCTTATCCATTGGCGTAAGTCTAAGCGCGTACAGCTTGCATGGATTGACCGTAGGCCACAAGAGCATCAACTCAATCAAACACGATATCTGGCTGAAATGTTTGCAGATTATGGAATCGATTGTGGAGTCGGGGATCTCGGATATGGAGCAATACAAATAAAGATGATGCAAGAGGGTGGCAGAGATGCAGATGATATTCCATTCAAAGGATTAGGGATTCACAGATTTTTGGGGTGCAGAACTGTCGGCGATGAGACAAAACCAGAAATGGACTATCGCCGAGAAACCGACGAGCATGGAACCCAGACTGGCAGACTGCAAATTGATAAAACAACTGTGATTCAAAACCTAGTAGATTTTATCGGAATGAGAATTTCACATCCACTTTATCCAGAAAGCTTAGAAAAGCAGAGACCGATGTTTATGATCCCTCACATGAACGATTGGGAGACCGATTTCTTAATGGATGACTTTTGTGCAATTACTCGAAAGGACCTGGAAGAAGAACAGCAAGTCAGAGTTGAAGATCCCAGACAACGCGCGCGCAAGGAATACAACCATCCGCCAGATAGCGTTATGAGCATAATCTATAATCTAGTAGGAGCTCAAAACTTCCGTCCAAGCCAGTATATGATAACCCCCGTAACGCACAAATCTAAAAAATGGTAAAATATTTTTTACATCGGCGGTATATAAGGAGTAAGGATTAACTATTAACACGTGGCCACTTGCTTAGGATACAGACAAGGAACTGGCTGTATGAAACGCAGTCATTCAACACGCGCGATCAACTGGCGCATCCATCAGTTATGTTATCAATGCTATTGTATTCTAATTCTCAAAAAAAGACCGCCAAGAGGAATGGGTGGCAAATATCTTAAATTTGCTCATTATGAGGATTTCCAAGCTATTCCAGTTCCGCGCGAGAAATAACAATTTTAAATCATAGTGCTGTTGAACAAACACATTGACTTGGAGATCCAGGCTAACTAATGGGTTAACTAAACTTGGCATAATTGATTCTCCAGCATCAAGCAGAACTAGACCGCTTGGTTCAGTCGGGGTTCAGGACGTAAAAAGTTTCATGACATACGAAGCTATGCCAGGATTCTCGCAACCAGTTTGGGGTCCAGAAATTTCTACCGTCGGAGCTTATTCACGTGAGGGTTATACTTCGCGAACCTTTGATACTCCAGCCATTAATTTTAAACAGCAAGCAGCAGCGCTTCAAGTTGATGAGGATGCGCAACTTGCAATTAATCACTTAGCCTCCCAGGTTACTGGTGGCGAACATTACATTAAAGCTGAAAAAAGTGAGTATGTTGATTTCTTTACTGAATTTACAACCGACTTGATGTTTGATACATGGGATACACGACTCGTTAAAGAATTATTATGGTATGGAAACTCTATCTGGAAGCCACGTATGGGAATCGCCAATGTTCGACGTTTTGAAGATTTGATGCACATTCCTATCTCCAGTTTCGTCCGTGTGTGGTGGGACAGACAGAGAATTCCATACAAGTACGAATTTCGTGGTGCAGAATATCAGGGCTATCATAATCCAGGTGAGATAATTCACTTCAACTGGAATACCGTTGATGCAAGTGTATTCGGTACGGGATTCGGTGTTTCAATGACCTCTCCACGAGTCTTTACAATGCCAACACCAGAAGGTACAGTTACCAATACGTTACCCAGTTTACTGGAACGAAAATATGCTACTCAATTTAATATGCAAATGGCTGAGCAACGTTACATCTCACGAAATGTCTGGGTCGTAGATAGCGGTTCGGAAGAAGATAGAAAAGTTCTCGAAGGTCAGGTAAATAATCTCGAAGTGGGTCAAGATGTGGTAGCTGGAACCAAGGTTGAGGTACAAGAGCTTGGAACGCAAGCTCGTAACTTTAATCCGTCACAATTTGCTGATTTAACAATCGGACCAATCTTCAAGGCTATGAACGACTTTAGAGGCAAACAAGGCAGCAGTGAATCACACCAATATGCAAATGCGAAAACATCTGCCGTACTTGACGAGATAGGACTTTCAGCATTTCCAATCGCTGTCAAGGAACAGCTCGTAGAAAAATTCTTCAAGCCTTGGTATCAAGCCAATGGAATTCCTGATGAGCGCACGGGTGGATTAACAATGGTTCCTTGGAGAGAATTGGGATTCGAGCTAGAATTTGGTGAAGTCGAAAAGAAGGATATTAGCGTACAAGACCAAATCAAACTATTAGAAATTTACATACAATCTCCAATACCAAAAGACCCAGCAGAATTACGCAAGTTATTTGAGCAAGCAGGATTGGGACTTACGAAAGATATCGATGTGCAACTTGAACAAATGTATAATGACCCAATGGGCGCTATGGCATTAGGAAACGTGGGAGCACAACCATCACAACCAATGGTTCAACCAACTGGTCAACCATTCTATAATGACAATACGAATCTGCCTTACAATGATACTGGCGGTGGTGAAACTCCTCCATATTTCAATAATCAAAACGTCGGTAGTCCCCCAATGGATGATCCAATATATGATAGTATGATGAGAGATGTGCGCGGAGATATCAAGAATAAATATAAACGCGGAGATCAATCACAGGATTGGCAATTTGGACGGAACTATGAATAATAATTTTTATCCCGACAATGGAACTAATAATTTTTCATTCTCAACCACTGGAAATGATACTCTAACTTTTACAAATAGCGGTACTACTGATATATGGTTACCAGATCCACTGTTAAGTTGGTTGCCAGAAGCTTCTCAGCGTAAAAAATATTTTCCATCTTGGCATTTAGTGAGGAGTTATGGACAAATGGGATAAAAAAGAAAAAGAAGGCATTACGGAAATCTCATTTTTTGATCACAAAACTTTTCCAGAAATTACACATAATGGCACTGTCCTTCAATATCGTGGAAACTTATACCAAGCCTTAAACGGAAAATGGGTGAGACTTGATGCCTGAAACCGATCCTAAAATATTCACAGGACATGATGGTAGAAAATACAGAATCATATTTGTTAAAGGCTCTCCAATGTTTAAGGAGGAAATCAAATAATGCCTGAGAAAATCAAATATTCTGATATTCGGAGATTCTTTGAGAAAATAAAAACTACACCAAAATGTTGGGAATGGATGGCTTGTAAAGACAAACATGGATATGGTGTATTTGCTTTAAGAGGTACAATACGTGCTCATCAATTTTCATATAGGATTTTTCATGGTTTTCAATCAACGACAAAACTAAACATTGACCATCTTTGTCGAAATCCATCATGTGTAAATCCTAACCATTTAGAAATTGTCACTCATAGGGAGAATATTCTAAGAGGTAATGGCATATCTGCAAAAGCAGCAAAACAAACTCACTGTATTAGAGAACATGAATATACACCTGAAAATATTCTTTTCCTTAAAAATCGTAATGAAAGAGTTTGCCGTGAGTGTCAACGAATTAGAGATAGGAGGAGAATACCACGCCTGCGAAATTAGAACGTTGTGTCAACAAAGTAAAAGGACAAAAAGGAGTTGACAGTGCCTATGCAATTTGTAATGCTCAACTTAGTGAAGCTGGTGAGTGTCCCGAAAAACATAAACACGAACGTACCGTGGAAGAAATAATGGATCAATCTCCAAGTATGACTAATCTAAAACCATCCCCACAAAATACTGCGGGATGGCCTACATCTATGAATCCAAGCTACGGAAATACAATGCCCCAAATGAGAGAAAATGGGGTTCCATGTGATATTTGCGGTGGACCAGAACATCCTCCAATGGATCATCCATATTTACCAAGAATGCCAAACTCTCCAATGGCTATGACTCAACCACAAATGCCAATGCCTCAACAAAATGAAGGTGGCTTAGGTAGTGGCAGACTTCCAAGCTCAGGAGCCATGATGCCTTCTACTGGTGGAGGCGGTGGCGGTGGAGCTGGTGGAGGCGATAGCAGTGGTTTTGGATCTCCTATGGGTGGCGGTATGCGACCTCAACCTGGACCAGTAGTTTCATTTGAAACTGTTAGCATTCCAGGTGGTTTATCAGCGCAATCAGTCGGGGCTAAAAAAATGAACGAAACTATTATGAAGCAAATACTCGATAAGAAAGCAGGTTGTCGTTGTCAGAAAACACTTACCAACAAGAAGCGCGTTTAGCACTCTGCGGGAATTGTAAATGGTTCGTAGCTGGCGGTCAGTGTGAAAGAGTAATTGGAAAAATCAAAGCAACAGATGTTTGCGATATCCATGAGTTTGGTGATGTTAGACCTATCGATACTCCCGTAATACCTACAATAGATAAAGTCCAAGTAAACTATCGACCAGGTGAAATTATTGCTAATGCTCAATTTCCAGATCCTCTATTGCAAGAAGCTTTTAGTGTAGATCAAATAAGAAATGCTATCCGTGATATGCAAGTGCGCGGAATTGACACAACAGAAATTTTACGTGTTGTCTTGTCATATCTTCAAGAACCCAATCCGAGTGCCAAGCCTTGGCCTCCTGATATTACTGGTCTTGATCTTTTAGCACAAGTTCCAATTCCGAATATTCCAGCCACAGCATTTCCGCCCATATATCAGCCAAATACTCTGGCTCCCACGGAGCCTTTTTGGGTTCCTTCGGTGAATCCATATCCTAATAATCCAACACCAGACTTTCAAGGTATCGGTAACGTATCCCATCAATATAATACATGGAACCCGCCAACTCCGCCAACTGACAACTGGTTAGGATTAGCGAATGATGCCAGGAGTCAACCCCCGACACTTGGAACTACTGGCTTTAATTTTACAAAAGCAATTCCAGAGTGGAGATACGATATTGAAGATTCTCAAATGGAGCCAGCTACTCGCCCTATTGCTATTGAGCCTTCCCACAGTGAACCTTCTCTACAAGAGGTTGAACAAAACCTCTGGAGATATATCTATCAAAGTCATGAAGCTGATGACATCTGTGCAAGCTTCAACGGTAAAACATTTGATCTTAACATTCGACCAAATCGCCCCGTTCCGCCAAGTGAGGGACTTGGCTATACCAACACGCACCCTAACTGCATATGCTACTGGGAAATTGTTACCGAAGGGTTCAAACCAAGCAAAATCACTAAAGTTCCTAAAAGACATCTCCATAGCGTCAACCGTAAAATTGCACAGAGGGCAAGGCATGGAACGCTGCACACTGTAAAACCTGATGGATCCTTATCTAATAGAACTCGCCACTCTAATCCGCTACACGAAGCCATCCTCGAAATTCGTAATGAATTTGAATGGCTCACTGATGATTACCTCACCCAAGCTAAACTATTGGCTGATAATCAAGGAGGACAGATGTACCTTATACGTGCAAGTCAAGCTGCCATAACAGATCATAGATCCGAAGGAGAGCCACTCCGTAGAAAATTAACACCAGAAGAGATGAATGCAATGGCGCGTACTGCAATTAATCATGGTATGGATATCAATCATAATCCATTATACAAAACATCTGCAATGATTGTAGATTCTGAATATGATCCAGTAAGACAAGAAATACAAATGCTCGTCATGGAAGAAGATCCAGAAATTATCAGCCAATAGTTTAGCTTGGGTGAGGTAATCATCAGTGA